CTTCCGAAGGTCATCGGCAGAAGATTTCAGGGAATTCAGAGTAGCCTCTGCCTGAGCTCCATTGAGAGTGACAACACTCTCGGTATAGACTGTATTTGCCATTACTTCTTCTTTAGTAGATTGTAGTATGCTTCATCATTTCTGGCCAGCTTACCCATGCCCTCGAAAGCTCTGAGAGGAAGAGTGGCAGCATCATAGCCATACCTCTCGGCCATCAGCCTTCCAAGAGTGGCCACCTCATTCTGGAATACTGAGGAGTACCAAGGCTTCTTCTTTCGGTTATTGCCCTTGCCGGCCTCTCCAATCTTCACATTCCGGCCCACACCCATGTCAGTGAAGATGCCATAGTACAGGTAGGTGAAGGTGATCTTGGCCGGATTGCCCTGGGCATCCAAGGTGACCTGGGCCTGCAGGGATTTCAGCAGCTCACCTGTAGAGCCGATATTGAGAGCCTGAATCTTACGGATCCATCTCTCAATCACAATCTCGGCCCATCTCTCGGCCATCTCCTTATATGAGCTGCTCTCTGCCATAGTTAATCAGTAGGCTTGGGCACCGGCTTGAAGTCATCGGCAGTCAGAAGGAGGGACCGATTCTCCCTGAAGGTGAGCACCAGCTCATAGCCTCTTGCATTGGGACCGCCCCACCTCTGCATGTAGGTGAATCTCTGATGATCCAGCTCTTCCACTTCCGGATGGCCACCATCCCTCTTGTCCATGAGGAGCTTGGCAAAGACCTTCATGGCCAGAGCCTTCATATCTTTGAATAGAGCATCCTCATCGGCATCTCCCCTGCCTAGGATTCCCATCACCCAGATGGACTGAGTATAGGTGTCCACCGGCCCCTCTATGACCTGCATGGAGCCGGAGCCACCGGCCTCCAGGATGACACAGGGATAGACCACACCTCTCATATTCTGCAGGATGTCTATGACACCATCATAGCCATTGCCCTGCAGAATCTGAGAATTGGGGGACACAAAGTCCTTGAGGGAAGATAAAGAGGAGCGCAGATAGTTACTTGTGAGCATTTTCGTAGTAGATATGATTCAAGGTGTAGAAAACAGAATGCACATCACTCTTCAGGATCTTGTCATTGTCCTGAGGCTTATTGTCATTCATGACAGACAGAAGGTCATACAGGATTTCTGTCTGAGTACGGTCTGTGATAGACTCTCCCTCCTGAAGCACATAGGGATACTTCTTCATCATGTACTTCTTCACACCATTCCACCAGATTACCAGGCCTTTCTTCTGCCAGTCAAGCAGCTTCCTGGTGGCACCATTGGTGAGCACCTTGGCAGCTTCCTTCAGCCACTTCTCATTGTTGTTATCAGCAGCATACTGAAGCATGTAGGAGTCTGCAGCATAGAACTGCTCAAAGGAGAGGCCGAAGATCTTCCGGTCCACCTTCATCAGAGGACAGGGAGCCAGGCCCACCTCATCAAAGATGTATTCGAGCTGGTGACATGACTCCTGGATAACCTTTGGAGTGATGACATAGCTCTTGCCTCCGATGATAAAGACCATGTTATCCTTGATGGCCTTCTGGTCATACTTGATTGGATTGTCTGGCCGGATGTGGGCCAAGGCACACAGGCAAAGGAAGAGAGCTTCCTTCCTGCCATGAGGCTTGGAGAGAATCATACACACATTCCGGAAATCCTCCTGGCTCATGGTCTCCCAGGAGATGGGATACACCAGATCCAGTCTCTCACCCTTCTTGAATCGGAGAGTGAAGAAGTGTTTAATTGCTAGAAAAAATCTTCTCATTACAGCATTGAAAAAATAGGTGTGTCATTATGCTCAAGGTCAAGAGCCTTGGATTCATCGGATTCCATGAAGGTAGGAAAGTCATCCGGATTGGCCTTCATGAAGGAGACTGCCTTGAGAGTCTGCTCAAGGCCGGTGCCGGCATCTCCCAGAGCAAAGGCACTGATGGCAATCTTGATGAGCTTCAGCACCTTCTTCTCATTGGGAATCATTGGCTCCTTATCCCTGACCTTCTCAATCAGCTCACCGGCATAGTCCTTTGAGATGTAGCTGGCCACATCGGTCATGAGTGCCACATTGAGAGCCGAATTCAGATCCAGGAATTCACCCCAGCTCTTGGGATATACCTGAGCTGTGGTGTTGTTGAGCACTGCCACATCCTTGAATTCCCCATAGGTGAGGATGAGACCATCGGAGAGCCTTCCGAATTCCTCAGTGCCTCTCCAGGCCTCATAGGCAGTAGTCTTAAGCAGGTAGAGCACAAGAGCATCCTTGCTCTCATCCAGCTTGGCCTTCATATTGGTAGTGAGGCTCTGCACCCTGTCCTTGCTGGCCATTACGGTCTTTTCATTATTGACCACACCAAAGCCGGCATCGGTGAGCACCAGGTCCAGATCTGGTATGCTCTTGAGGAAGGCCTGCTGGCTGATGACTCGCTGGCAGAGCTTCCGGAGCTTTGCATGAGTGTCAGGATTGGCCGGTGCTGCTTCCAGCAAGGCCTCAATGTCAGTGCCGATGATGGTGGTCACCAGGTCATCCTGGGCCACTTCGAGAGCATCATCAAAGACGGTATTGGAAGCACTCTTCATCTCCACTGCAGGGAGGAAAGGCTTCATTGCTGCATATCCGGATACTATCATGGCTATACTTCTGTGTTAGTTGATTCCTGCTTGCCGGATTTATTCTGGTCAAGTGTGGTGAAGATGTATTCCGGCACATTGATGTACACATCCTTATCCCACTTATTGAATGCCTTGATGACTCTCAGAGGCCTCATCACTCGGTCCACGATAGGCTTCATGCAGGCCTGCTTCATCAGGTAGAGCTCTCTGGCCTGAGTGCCTCCGAGAGTGGAGCTGCTCTTGCCAGGAGTGGCACCGATGAGGGAGGAGTGCACACCCATAGCATAGCAGATGATATTGGCAGTGCTCTCGGTGTCATCGATGTATTCACCGCCCTGGAGCTTGTTGTCGATGGGCACAATCTCAATCCACTTGGTCTCCATCGTACCGGAGGCAGTGGCTATCTTCTGCTTCATGGCCAGGATGGCCTTATTGGCATTCTTCTCTCCGGAGAGGAATTCATTGAAGGCCTTCTTCTCTCGGTCCACAATCTTCTTGTATTCCTCCCTGTTGTGAGGATCCACTCCCTCCTGCCTGCAGATGAAGTCGAAGTATTCCTGGGCCACATAGATGATAAACTTCACCCCAAGCTGATTCTTGAGGATGGCCTTCTTCAGCTCCGGCACCATAGTGCTGTGGTCATACCATCCACTCATGAAGATGGAGTACCATTCAGGTCTGGAGTAGTAAGGCTTGCCAGGGGAAGGCATGTACACAGGGAAGATGAATCTCCGGCTCTTCTGCCTTGCTGCCTGAATCTTCAGATCCTTCATGGTGTCGAATTCATCAAGCACCCATGTGGCAGTGATATCCTTCTGAGTGGGATTATTGGCCCAATCGGCATAATAATGCCAGTTGATCAGGCCATCCTTGGTCATCATGGACCACCTGCTGAATACAGCCTCCTTGTGCCGGATGTACTGGATGCTCTTGAAGTCCTCCGAGAGAATGAGCTCAGGGAAGGCATTGTAGAAATAGGTGATGTCAGTGAGCTGCTCCTGCATGTACAGGGGGATGTCATTGGCCTCAAACCAGTCGAAGATGGGACCTTCTTCCACCGGTGCCCATTCCAGCACCCTGCCATACTTATCCCTCTCCACTGCCTTCACCAGCTTGGGACCAAGGCCGAAGGCCACATCCCGATTGAAGCGAAGATTGGCACCCACAATGTCACCCTTCTCCACTCGGTCAAGCACATGATTCGGAAGCAGGTTATCCGGTCCCCAGGGAGCCACTTTGTATGGCCCGATGACCTCAGCCTGCAGGTCCTTCTCCACCTTGAAGGCATCCGATGAGTCTGTCATCAGGATGGTCTGGATCTCTGGAAAGAGCTGCACTCCATCAATGATGGACAAAGCAGCAGATGATTTGATACTCATAGTATTACTTCTTCTCCGTTAAATTCCACAATAGTATTCCGATTCACAGTCCTCACTTCTCCGGATGGAATGATGAGGATATTCAGTGTATCACCGGCTCCATGAAAGGATGTGCACCGGCATCTGGCCACACTCACCAGCTCTCCATCAGTGGCCACCCACTTGATGGAAAACACCTGGAGCTGCTG